ATGAGCGTCGATTTCGATTCCTACATCTACTGGAACAACCTCTACCCCGGTTGCTGGAAGGACAAAGGATTCCGCGAGGAATTCAAAAAAGCCAACCCCCACACCGTCGTCACCACCACCGCTAAGCCGACCATCGTCGTCCAATGAAATCCTCGGACATCTCAGAAATCATCGGCCTCGTCGAAGAAGCGGAGACCGACGCAGCGAATTACTGGTCGCGCAAGAATCTCAACTACAACCAGCGCTTCTGCCTCTGGCCAGGACAAGACGACACCGGCCGCAAATACTCGTCGAACCTCGGCAAAAACGCATTCCCATGGGATGGGGCGAGTGATTCGCGCATACGGCTTTCCGATATGCTCATCAATGAGCGTGTGCGCTTGATGAAGAATTCCTTCACCCGCGCCCGTCTCGCTGTCATGCCCACCGAGACGACCGACATCATGGCCGGTCGCAAAGTCGAGACCGTCATCCAGTGGCTCCTCAATTCGCACTGCTCCGCCATGACCAAGCGCGAGATCGAACTCGCCGCAAACATCCGCGAGACCTACGGCCTCGCCGTGATGGGCGTCTTCTGGCGCCGCACCACTCGCAACGAAAAACTCACTTTCACGCTTGAGTCCCTCCAGATGCAATACATGGAGACCGGCGACCCCCAACTCGCCCTCATCATCGAGGCCATCCTTGACCCCACGCAGGAAGAGGCCGTCGCCCGCGAGATGGATCTCCTGCTTCCTGGCCAAGGCACCGCAGCCAATGTCCGCAAGCTCCGCGAGACAGGAGCGTTTGAATACGACTCGCCCTACATCTTCGAGAACCTCCCCGATTGGCAAGCCTACGAGCCGTGGGAGGACATCATCTTCCCGCCCTCCACCTACGACCTCCAGCGGGCCCCATTCATCGCCTGCCGCGAACTCCTCCGCGAGGACGAGCTCCGCGAGCGCGAGGTCACCGAGGACTACGACCCACGCTGGATCGAAGAAGCCGTGAAGCACAAAGGCATTTCCCGCCGCACCGGCCGGAACATGTATCGCATCACCGACACATTCCTGCTCTCCGACGACCGCGACATGATTGAGGTCTGGCGCGTTTATCAGAAGAAGTGGAACGAAAAGATCGGCGCCATGGAGGTCATCTGCACCCACATTCAGCCCAGCGTCGTGGACCGCGTTGCCAAGTCCGAGGCGATGGGCTACGAACACGGTCAGTATCCCTTCATCGAGCTACCCCTCGAGCGCACCAGTCGCCCCCTCATTGAGGCCCGAGGCGTGCCCGAGCTCGTCGCCAGCCAGCAGAGCGAGATCAAGGTGCAACGCGATTACCGTAGTGACCGCGCCTCACTGACCATCCTCCCTCCCCTCAAAATCCCGGCCTCGAGAGGAAAAATGGAAATCGTGCTCGGCCCTGCCAAGATGCTCCCAGAGCGGCGCCCCGGCGAATTCCAATGGATGGCCCCGCCTGTGAATGACATGGGCACCATCGAAATCGAAGCCGCGACGAGGCGCGATGTGGATGAGTATTTCGGCATTCCCCGCGCCGACATGGCCCCGCAGCGTGCTCTCCTCGCCCAGCAGGATTTGGTCGATACCTGGCTCGCCGACATGGCTCTGATTCTCGGCCAGACCTTCCAGCTCTGTCAGCAATACCTCGACGATATCCAATTCGTCCGAGTCGCCGGAGGCTTGCCCACCCCCTTCCGCGCCAGCCGCCAGGATATCCAAGGCAAATACGATCTCCGCCTCGACTTCGACGCCCGCACGCTCGACTCCGAGGCTCTCAAAATCAAGCTGCAAGGGCTCACCCAGCTCATCCCCCTCGACACGCAAGGCGTCATCGACCGCGCCGGTCTCGTCAAATTCCTCTTCGGCTCCATCGACCCCAATCTCTCCGAGCTCCTCATCCGCGACGCCGAGGCCGCCAGCCAGCAAGAGATCGACGACGAGCAAGTCCAGTTCACAAAAATCGCCGCCGGCACCGAGCCACCGCTCAAGGGCGAAGGCCAAAACTTCCAGCTCCGCCTGCAAACCCTCCAAAACATCATCCAGAGCAACCCGGCGATCCAGCAGCGCCTCCAGCAAGATCAAATCTTCGCCGCCATGCTCAACGCCCGCATGGAAAGTTTCGCCTTCCAAGTCCAACAACAACAAAACGCCCAAATCGGCCGCGTCGGCGCCCAACCCGGCCTCCAGAAAGTCGCCGAAGAAATGCAAGGAGGCGCACAATGAAGGCCACTCCCTACCGCACCGTCCGCGATGGCGTGATCTCCCGCATGGGCATTGATCCCGACCAGCCGCTTATGGCCTCGCAGGCTACGGCGCTGGCGGAGTATTTGACCACCGCCGCCGCGACCGCTTGGACCTTCTTTGATTGGCCCGAGGTTTATTTGACCGAGGCCCGCACGCCGGTGGGCGATGGCTATGCGCCGGGGCTTTATACCTATGAGTCGGATTATGTCGGCACGACCTCTTACATTGGCCGGGCCTTGCAGGGCTCGCAATTTGCGGACCCAGTATGGCGCATCAAGCGCGTCACCACGACCGCAGCGGGCGATCTGCTGAATATCGACACCGCCGTGGATGTCGCGTGGAACGACCGCACGACGGCGACCTACATCGAGACGAGCACGAATGCGCCTGCGGAGGAGTTCATCCCCTACATCCCGCTTTTGTCTGCTGGCATGAAGGCCATCGGCAATGTGCTGAAGGTTTACGACATCAAGCCCGACGAGGGCCGCGTCACAAAATCCCTCTCTTTCGTCGTCACCGAAGACCGCATCCTCATTACCGATACAGACTACATCTCCGGCCAAGTCTGGGTCGAGTTCTCACTGCCTCAGCCCCGCTTCACAGCGACCGCTTTCAACTCCTCCACCGCTTACGCAGCGGGCGATCTCGTTTACTACAACACCACCGGCGATTGCTACGAGGCCATCGCCGACACGACCGGCAATCTCCCGACGAATGAGGAGTATTGGCTACGCCACCGCATCCCGGCATTCCTCGCGGACTACCTTAAGTTTTACGCCCTCGCGGAAACGCTTTCCGAGGACGGCCAGATGGACAAGGCCAACTACCAGTTCGCCCGCGCCGAAGGCATCCTGCAACAACGCATGGACGACGCCTGGCTCCGCAAAGGCGAGGTGCGCCGCTACTCCGCTTCGTTCCAATAACCACCCCCTTGACACCCTTCACCATAATTAAATTAACGACATGAGTAACCCCACAATTCAGATCGCCGCCCGCAACACCGCTGGCATTGTCCAGCCCGTCCAAGCCACACCAGATGGGGCTCTGCGGGTGAGCACAGGTTTTCCGACTCCCGCTTATACGAAGTATGAAAATGTTCGTTTCACCTCCCCCGCGACGAACAACACAAGCTATGTCGATTTCACTTTCAACGGCACCTCGGTAGCCCGAATCGTGAATACCTATTTCGGAGCCAATCCTCCCACCGCCGACAACGCGGAAATCCGCAGCGTCGAGATTAAATTCCCGCCCTACACTTAATGTCGCAGGTTTTCTTCAATCCCTTTTCCGGCGCGGCGCAAAACATCGCTCTGCCCCAGCTCGACTCATCGGGCCAAATCTCCGGCGCGATGATTCCAGACGACTTCGACGATGTTCAAGCCTTCCCGACCCTCGAAGATTTTCCGAACCCCGGCACCGTAGCCCGCATCTACTTTCCGCAAGATTCCAACATCCCCCATCGTTGGGACCCCGACACCCTTTCCTACCTCCCCATCGCCTCCGACGCGGACGGCGGTGAGTTTTAGGACAACCCCGCAGAACAACCAAACACCCCCAAAACACCATGCCAAATACCCTTCGCATCAAACGCCGCTTAACCGGTGCCTCAGGCGCTCCCTCCAGTCTTGCTGTAGGTGAGTTGGCCTATTCAAAAGTAGACAACAAACTTTGGATCGGTCTTGACGACCAAATCAAAGTCCTCGCCGGTGAGGGCCATTTTGCCACAAACGCAAACCTCGCCTCGGAAGTCAGCACGCTGAACTTGAGCATCAGCGGTGAAGCCGACCGCGCCACCGCAGCGGAAGCCGCGCTCGGCGTTCGCATTGACAATGTTCTCAGCAATGTCACTCCCGGCTCGCTCGATTCGTTGACGGAAGTGGTCGCCGCCTTCGAGGCCGCCGACAGCAACCTCAACGGAGCCATCACCTCCCTCGCCAACAGCGCCTCCAGCGCCCTGACCGCCGAGGTCAACCGCGCCACCGCAGCCGAGCAAGCCCTTGATGGCCGCCTCACCACAGCGGAAGGCGACATCGACGCCCTTGAAAGCCGCGCCACCAGCATCGAAGGTGCCGCCTCGACCCTCGCAGGCCGTGTCACCACAGCCGAAGGCGACATTGATTCAGTCGAAGCCCGCGTGACCACTCTCGAAAACGCCAGCGCCGACTCACGCCTCGACGAGGTGGAGAGCGACATTGCCGCGTTGGAGAGCCGCGCCACTAGCATCGAGTCCGCCGCGACAACCCTCGCCGGTCGTGTGACGACTGCCGAGTCCGACATCGACGCCATCGAGTCCGCAGCGACCACGCTGGCTGGCCGTGTGACGACCAACGAAGGCGACATCGACGCCCTCGAAACTCGCGCAGGCAACATCGAATCCGCAGCCACCTCGCTCACCTCCCGCGTTTCCGCGCTCGAGACTGAGATCGACGGCGGCAGCTTCTAATCAGCTCCCTCCCCCCACAGCGGCGGTGCGGTTCCAGCCCGCGCCGCCGCCACGGGGCCACTGCTTAAAACTTAATTCTTAAAACTTAAAACTTCTCCATGGCCACGGTCGTCAAGCTCCTCCGCAGCACGGTTCCCGGCCGAGTCCCCACCGCCGCCCAAGTGGGCGAAGGGAGCCTCGCCCTCAACCTCGCCGACCGGCGCTTGTATTCCAAAGACCACCTGGGAGAAGTCTTCCGCCTCGCCCGCCCCCGCGACCCCAGCGACTACCTGCAACTCTCCGCCACCGACGGCACCACCCTCTACATGGGCCGCCTCGCCTGGGCCGACTACCCCGCCACCGGCCCCGCCGAGGACGCCCCATCCTGGACCATCTACAAAATCACCACCGACGCCGCAGGCAATGTCTCCTCCGAGCAATCCGCAGTCGGCCAGTGGTCTTCCAAAGAATCTCTCCAATTTTCTTAACCAACCAGCACCACTATGAAAGCCACCAACCCCATCGTCATCGGCGAAAAGTCTTTCGACCTTTTTTCGCTAAACCTCGCCATCAACGGCAAATACAACGCAGACGGCAGCACAGACGCCAGCATCGCCGCCCGCTTCATTCCGACCCGCATCGAAGGCGATGAGGTCGAGCAGGCGCAAGAGCAGTCCGTAAACATCGCCCTCGGCTCCCTCTCCGGCTCCGACGCCGCCACCCTTACCGCCGTTGCTGAGATCAGCGCGGCACTTCAAAAATTCATCATCTCGAAAGGTCTCTAATCATGGCTAACTATCGCGCAGTAGCAAACGGAAACTGGAATACTGGCTCCACATGGGCAGGCGGGGCAGTCCCGCCGAATGGCGAGGGGCATAATGTTTATTCCAACAATTTCACGGTCACCATCGACACTGATGTCAATGTGAACTTGATTACAAACGCCTCAAATGCTGGCACATTTGTAGGTGGCGGAACAGCTGCCGCTGGTGGCGGATTCACGGTGAGCGCCTCCGGTTTGACTATCAACGCAAATCTTGCAACTTATAGCAATCATACATCCTCTACTTTAACTTTTGCAGGCGGAACAGGCACATCCTTAATTTTCAACGGGAATGTAACTGGCGGCACCGCAAACGGAAATATTTTACGAGGAGGCATCAACTTAACTGGAGCAGGGACGCTAACAATCAACGGCAATGTTACTAATTCTGTATTCAATTCGTATTTTTCTGTAGGCGTCACCGCAGGCACAGGATTTTTAATAATAAACGGAAATCTATCAACTATAGTTGGAAACTCCGCAGCAACCACTTCGGGGGGAAATGGAAATGCTGCCATATACTGCTTTGGAACTAACAATCTAACGGTCAACTCTGCAACTATTACAGGAGGAGCCTCCGGAGGCAGCTCTAACTCTCAAACAGCTATTTGGCAAAATGGTAGCAGCACGGTTGTAACACTCAATAATTGCATTATTGACGCTGGAGTTGGAAGCCCTGCTGTTATTGTTTCGTCGGGATCGTTTTTTTCAAACAACGGAATCATCACAGCAGCAAACGGAGTCGGAGGAGTTAGCTCAAGCGTAGTAAATGCTTTCGGGACTTTTGTTTATTCACCAAACGGAACAAATCCAATCGGCGGAGCGCGGTTGATTTTAGGAACCCAGCCAACAAACGCTTACACGCAATTTGCGCTCAACGGCATCAACTCCAATTCGTTTGTCCGCTTCTACACCGCCGACAATTCGACCGTGCTCAACCAAGCCGCGCCGACCGATGTCCGCAGCGGCGTGGCATACGGAATCAGCAACTCACAGACCGGTCGCCTCACCGTCCCCGCTCGCGGATCGGTGGCGCTCTCGGTGAACTACGGCCCGTCGATGCCATTCACGGCAACCCGCAGCGGCACAACTGCCACGGCAACGCTGGCTTACAGCTATCCGCTTGTAGTCGGAGACCCGATCACCGTGACCGGCGCATCAAACTCCGAGTGGAACGGCAACTACACCATCGCCTCGGTCGTTTCCGGCACATCGGTGACATTCACGGTGCCGAATACCCACAGCGCCACCGCAGGAACAGGCGCTGTGATGCAAACCACCGGCACAGCCGTTCTCGATCCGACTGCCGTGGCTAGCGCTGTGTGGGGCGCGGCAAGCCGCACGATCACCGGCGGATTGGTCGATACCGCGACAACCCTTACCAACGCGCCGACCGTGCCAACGCCGAGCCAGATCGCTTCACAGGTGAGAACGGAGCTGACAAGCGAGCTTTCCAATCTCGACGCCTCCGTGTCGAGCAGGCTCGCCGGTTCGGCCTACACCGCGCCAAGCACTCCACCAACAGCCGGAGACATCGCCTCGGCAGTTTGGGCAGCGGCAGACAAGACAGGCTACTCACTCACCAGCGCCGAGCGCACCGCCATTGCAACCGCCGTCGAGGCCTCCATCCTCAACGAGGCCGACGGACAGCAAATCCTCAACGCCATCGTGGGCGCCATCGGAAACAGCAATGTGGATCAAGTCGCCCTCGTCGCCGCGATCCGCTCGGACCTTGAGCGAGCAGGCGGCAAGCTCATCAACCTCGATGCCACGATCTCAAGCCGCCTCGCATCGGCAGACTACAATGCACCGACCAGCGCCCCGACCGCAGCCTCTGTGGCAAATGCCGTGTGGAGCGCCGCCACGCGCACCACAACCGGCGGCACGGTGGACACGCTCACCAACGCGCCGGCATCAGTCACGCCAAGCGACATCTGGAGCCACTCCACCCGCACACTAACCAGCGCCAGCGGACCGACAGCCACGGAGATCCGTCAGGAGATGGACAGCAACTCGACCAAGCTATCGGCCATCAAGGCAAAGACCGACAACCTGCCAGCCGACCCAGCCGATCAAAGCCTCCTCGAAGCCGCCATCGCCGGAGTCACTGCGCCGTCCGCCAGCACGGTGGCAGCAGCCGTGCGTTCCGAGCTTTCGGTCGAGTTGGCCCGAGTGGACCAAGCCGTGAGCAGCAGACTCGCCGCCTCCGAAGCCTCGAAGCTCGACGCGGTGAAAGCCAAGACCGACCTACTCCAGACCGACAGACTCGCGCAATGCAGCACCGTGGCCACCACCGGAGCGCAGCTCGCCGCCGCGCTGAGCTAACAATGGACACGCACCAAGCCACAGCCTCCTTCACCGGCCTCGTCGCTACGGCGACGGGGCTCGGGGTGTCGATGCTTCCCGAGATCGAAGCCTGGCTGCGCATCGCCTCGCTCCTAGTCGGCATCGCGGTCGGCGTGGCCTCGCTCTACGCCATCCTCAACAAGAAGCGCCCGCCGCACGACCCTTAAAACTTAATTCTTAAAACTTAAAACCTCTCCCTCCCCTATGAACAAATTCCTCTCGCACCTAAAACAACCGTCCACCTTTCGCGGTTTGGCCGTGCTCGGCGGCCTCGCTGGTTTGAGCCTTTCGCCCCAGCATTGGGAAAGTATCGGCAGCGCCGTGGCAGCGATCATCGCTTTGATCGAAGTATTCCGCGACGAGAAGAAATGACCTCGCCCGCCCAGATCGCCGCCACCGGCCTGCTGCTCGGCTACATCTTTCTCTGCATCTCATTTTTGACCGGCTGCAGCACCCTCGGCATCTCCCTCGAAACCGACTACGGGCGCTTCAGCTACACCCTCCCCGAGCTGCCCGCCCTCAAGGATAAATAACCACAGAGGACACAGAGAGCACAGAGGGAGAACTTAAAACTTAAAACTTAAAACCTAAAACTCCCCATGCTCCCCCCGAGCCGCCCACAACAAGCCAAGTCTAAAACGCAAGCCCTGCTCACCAAAGCTCGCGTCGCCGATGAGGTCGCGCTGGTGGGCATTCGCGGCTACTACCGCGACACCATGGGCGTGCCGGGCCAGAACGACCGAGGCATCTATGACGACGCGATTTTTCTCATCAGCCCCAACGCCTACGCCACCTTCAATGCGAATACCGATCCCAGCGTGAAGCGCAAAGGCATCGCCGTCCTCAAGCCCGGCGTGCATCGCTACCGCAAGGGCAAGCACGGCCTCTCAAAACCCGGCGGCGGCTACCCCGCCCTCCGCCCCGCCACGCCTGGCGAACAACTCCCCGTGACCCGCGACGGCGAAGGCGACTCCATGGGAACCGCCATCAACATCCACAAAGGCGGCACCCGCACCACCAGCAGCGAAGGCTGCCAGACGATCCACCCCAGCCAATGGCCCGCGTTCGTCGCCCTCGTCTATTCCGAAATGGACCGCGCCGGGCAGAAGACCATCCCCTACCTACTCGTCGAGGAGGGCAACGCATGAGCCGCCTGCGCAAACCCAAAACCTCCCCACCGAAAGACCGCGAAGCCGTGCTGCTCCAAGTCCGGCAGCTCCTCGCCGAGCACTTCGATGTCGGCCTCTGCATCGTCTCATGGGAAGCGGAGGGCGAGACTTTCTACATGGATCTAAAATTCGGCAACGATTACGCCGCCCGCGCCCTGTGCCGCGAGGCCGACGAAATCCTCTGGCCTTACGAAACCGAAGACGACGAGGAGGACGACGAATGAAAACCAACAAACTGCAAAACATCGTTCACGCAAGCCAAGTCACCGCCGCGCAGAACGAAGCCGCCCAAGCCCGCTCGCAGCTCGAAGCCGAGCGCCGCGCCCATTCCGAGACCGTCAAAGCTCTGGAGCGTTCGCGTTTTGCCAAGGTTCCCAAGAAGATCACTCCCACCACCTCCAAAGCCGGAACCGGTGACATTGTGGAAGTCATCTTCAGTGATGTTCACGGCAACAAGCACGACCCCGCCGCGATGGCTGCCTTCCTCGGTGATCTCAAATCCCTCAACCCCGACCGACTCATCATCGGCGGCGATTACATCGACTGCGGCGGCTTCCTCGCCGAGCACCACACGCTCGGCTATGTCGCCGAGACCGAAGATTCCTACGAAGACGACATCGCCGTTGCCAACAGCCTCCTCGACCAAATCCTCGCCGCCGCCTCACCCTCCGAAGTGCATTACATCGAAGGCAACCACGAATGGCGCGTCGAGAGATGGGCGCTCACCCAACGCCTCGCGCACCACAAGGATACCGACCTGCTTCGCCGCACCTTCTGCCCCGAGCATGTGTTGAGGCTCAAAGACCGAGGCATCCGCTACTACCACCAAGGCAAAACCCACGGCGACTGCGACACGCCAGGCTGGGTCAAAATCGACAAAGCCTTCTTCGTTCACAAAATCAGCAACGCCCGCGACGCCGCCGGGCAAGCCATGGCCAAAGCCGCCGCCAACATCGTTTTCTTCGACACCCACCGCGCCGCCTACAAGCCCATGCACCTCCCCGGCGTTGGACTCATTAGCGCATGGAACCCCGGCTGCCTGTGCAAACGCCAGCCCCTCTACGCCAACACCCGCCCCACCGAGTGGACGCATGGCTACCTCGTCCGATTCATCAGCAAAAAGACCGGCAACTTCCAAATGGTGAATGTCACCATCAACGAAGGCACCAGCTACGCCAGCCTCCTCCTCAAACCCAAGTCCGCATGAACAAACTCGCCGCCATCGCCCTCAAGCACAAAGCCCTCAAATACGGCATCCCCGCAAACCAAGGATGGCTCACCCGCCAGCAAGCCGCCCGCCAACTCGGCTGCCCCGAGCGCAATGTCCACGACCTCCTGCGCGACGCCATCGAAGCCCGCGACATCGAGACTAAAAAATTCAGCGATTGGGACGCCGCCACCATGCGCCCCGTGCAAGTCACCTGCTACCGCATCATCGAGCCCGGCACCCCCAAGCCCGCCAAATCCTCGCCCCAAGCCATCGCAGGCATTCCGGCCCATTTGCTCGACCGGGTGCAAGCCGTCCTCGCCCGCCATCGCGGCAAGACCCCCAGCCAACTTGCAGACCTGATGCGATTCAAAGGCGAGCCGCGCATTAGCGCCAAAGCCATCCGCGCCCTCCTTGACAACCATCCGCAGAATAGAAGGTAGATGCCCGACGATCAGACCATAGTCGAAGGCGATGCTGGATTTATCGGCATGGCCTCCCGCTTGAACCCGCTCCAGTTGAAAGCGGGCATGGTCCAATACGCCGAAAACATGCGACTCGACCGAGGCGTCGCCCAGACGCGCAAAGGCGCGAAGCGGCTGGGTGATGGCATATCGGCAGGCACCCAGCCTCTGGTGATGCCTTTTGTGCTGGGCAACGATAAACACATAATTTCGCTGGCTCGCGGGGGTGTAGGAAATTTAACGGCGACCGCAACAATTTCCGCGCATGGGTATTTTACAGGAGATGTCATCAATATTCGCGGAGCCTCCCCCGCGCAATACAACGGAGATTTCTTCATCACCGTCACAGACACGAACACATTTACTTACACCATGGCCTCTGACCCAGGAACGAATGCCGTGTCCGTAGGTTTGGGAGTAGGCAACCTAGTGACATTTTCCGACCTGCCAGCAGGGTCTGGCTTCACGGCCACTTATTTAATTTTTGCCGCGCCATCGAGCACCACTTTTTACATTTCCAAAATAGACGGTAGCGGGCTTGCGACCAGCAGCTCATGGGTCACGCCAAGTGTGACCAAAGTTAATACTTCGACGGGGGCATCCTACACAATTTCTGCGCTTACAAACGGGATGTTCACCATCACCGGAAATTCTTTTGCCGCAAACAAAGGGCCAATTATCAAAGCGAGCTATTCGGGCGGCATCTTCGCCTCGGGCGTTTTCTCCTCGCCGAACTACGACGACGAGAATGAATACATCGTCCTCTGCGGGCCGACCTCGGCTTTTCTTTACCGGCAAGACGAGCCTATCGAGGAGATCAACTATCCCGCCACCGGCACAGCATCTGACGAGATCATCGAGCCCACGGACAGCGTTTCGACGATACAGGCGTTCAACCGCTTCTACCTCCTGCGCGAGGCCGACATGACGCTTCCGGCGTGGGATTGGAAATATACCACGGCCAGCGGCATTGCGGTCTCTGGCACCACGGCCACCGTCCATATCGCCGCCCATGGCCTCGCTGCCGGGCAACGCGTGCGGATCGAGGAAGGGGGCGAGGCGGCATTCCAAGGCCATGAGTTCGACATCCTCACGACTACAACAAATTCCTTCACCATCGCCGTGCCCGCTGGCACAGCGCCGGATGTCGCCGCCGACATCGCAATCCGCCGCGTCAAAGCCCCGCTGTGGTGGGATGGCTCGACCGCAGAGTTTCAACGCGCCGCCTCGGGCGTGCCTGCCGAGGGCGTGACCTTCAAGACCCTGCGCTCCACTGGCTGGGCCAGCTACATCGGCAACCGCCTGTGGATCCCCGACGGCCGCGACACCGTGGCCATCTCGGATGTTCTCGACCCCGACCTCTACGATCCGTTTTTCCAATCCTTCCGCGCCAACCAGGGATCGAATGACTACCTGGTGGCGATTCACCCATGGGTCGAAGGACAGGCACTGGTCTTCATGCGCAACTCAATCTGGCTTGCCAACCTCACCGACACCAGCAACGCGACGGGCGACACCTTCACGGTGGACTCCGCCGTTTCCCGCCTCACGCTCCTTACCGACGAGGTCGGCTGCGTAGCCCGCCGCTCGATCCAGACCGCAGGGCAGTTTGTTTTCTTTCTCTCCGACGCCGGAGTTTATCGCCTCGATACCCAGCTCGATCTGAAGCTCCGAGCCAATACCCAGCCTCTCTCGGACCCCATCGCCGACCAGATCGACGAAATCAACAGCGACTACGCGCACCTCGCCGTAGGACGGTGGTGGAACAATCGCTACTACCTCGCTGTGCCCATCGGCGAAAATACCACAAGCAACAACACCCTTTTCCTCTGGAACGCTCTGAACTCGCAATGGGAAAGCCGCGACACCTACGCAATCAACCTCGACGAGCTATTGGTGGCCGCCTACTCCAGCCAGCGACGCCTCTTCGCCGCCAGCCGCGCCGGAACGCTCTTCCTGCTCGATGAACTCGACTACGGCGACGAGGTGCCATTTGCCAACGACGAAGACCTCTACACCGACATTCCCGGCTATCTCCTGACCCGCCGCTACGGATGGGGAAGCCTCAACACCAAGCGCCTCACCCGCGCCAAAGCCTCCCTG